TGAATGTTCTTATGCGTCGTTTGATGCGTAAAGAAGATAAAACGTCTACTCCGAATTCATCAGGTGGAGAAACATCGAACCCAACAGGTGCGACTGAAACCGACCCTGATGATGACGCGACTCGATGGGGAGCGCACGCATACGATTTGTATGTTAGAAGAGGTGGAATAGGTTGAGCGACATTATCCTCAAAGGAAAGGGCGTCTATTACATGGACGAAGATGGTGTTATGCACCCTATGTCGTTTCCTCCTGAACACTCTGACCACGAGCATGAATCTCACTTTTACATCAATTCGATTACAGGTAAACCTTTCAAAGAGATACCAGTAAATATGAGACAATTTCCTACGGAAAAAGCCATGTTAATTTTAGCGAAAGAAATCATGAAAGGTGGTCATGCTAAATCAGATGAAAACGCCTTTAAAATGGCGAAAGAGATATTCAATAATTCTGCTATGCGCTTTAATAAAATTAAGCGCGACAACGGTGACGACTTTCACACCGTTCCTATTCCCTTTGAAGATGGTAAACTAAACCCTGAATACATGAATAACCACTACGGTTCACATGAACATAAAAAAGTTCCAACCTCAGAAAGAAGGACAAGGACAGAAGATGGTAAACTCATCAACAACCACGCGAATAACAAAGCGCACCCAACACTTGGTGTACACCTTGAGTCTGCCGCTTTTCACTTTTCAAAAGAATTCAGAGATGAAGTCGAATCGCGCGGTATAGATTCTCAATTGGCTTCTCGACAAAACGTCATCGAACCTCAACAAATAACAGGTGGAGTTACACGACGCTATTCATCGAATGAAGATGACCCTACGAGTAAAAAGAACACAACATTCCCTACACACTACAAGGATTTGCACTCTCAAACTGCCGCGTATGGTGAAATATCACCTGCTTCTATCGTTTCAGTATTACCTAATCAATTCTTCAATCCATCGACAAAAGGAGGTATGTCAACTGGTTTTATGCAACGATTGATGGAAGAAGGCTATGACCAAAACACAGCGAGAGAAATGGCTCGCGCCCCCGTCAATCAACTGCTGTATAGTGGTGGACGTGGTAAAGACGGCTCATCTACTGGTTTGCGTAATGTAATGAGAGAGATGCGCTCGCAGATAGGAATAGATGATAACCGTGATATTCGACAACTTTACACCAAACACGAAGGACATTTTGGTCGCCGTATTGGTGGAGATGACAGAGGGCAGAAGAGTGCCGCGATTGAAATTATGTCTATGTTGAAAACAGCAGAAGAGTTGGGCATTGAAGTAAACTCTTCACCTCTGACCACACCATCTGTTCGTGAGAATTACGTTGGATATGCTTCTGATAGAGCCAACCAAGTTGATATGGATTCACTTGGAGTTGCTGATGAGCAACACGACATGAGAGGTAAAATGAATACGAACTATGAGCATCTTCACGATTCATTTCCGCGCCACTTAAGCGGAAGTACGATAGGCGCGCAACAGCAACCTGCTGAACCTCTGTTACCTCCTCAAGAAGCACTATCCACACTTGCGGCTGATAATGAAACGCAGAAACCTCTCGCGGCTGACCCGTTAGCCGATGAAGGTGGCTCGGCACAAGGGTTTCAAGGTTTCAAAGCACCATCGTTTAGTGGGTTCACAGGAGCGACTGCACCGTTTGGTGGCTATACTCCAAAAGACTTTCAATACTCCGATGACGACCCTATGGGTGTCATTGCAAACATTATGGAGCGTGTGCAATTACATGATGCAGGTGGTTCTTTAATCACGAAATACGACCCGATGGATTCCCACGATATGCGGCAACTGAGTGAAAGTGTCGGTGTATCGAGTATTGATGTTCGCGCGATAGCCATGTCGCTTGGTGATTGGGAGATGATAGCGAAATCTTTTAACACTACACATGACGTGGTACGCGCTATTAAGAGGTCTTGTGGAGGCGCATTACATGGTTAACGATTGGGAAATAGAATGGAATAGCAGTATGATTCAACATGGCGTTGACTTAGGAACAATGGAGTTTATTATCGCAAAAGGAGGCAACCTCTCTGATATTAACTACGTCATGCTTGACCAACAAGACAACAGTTGGGAACCTCTCATCAAGGCTGTCGCAGAACGCGACAACTCTCATCCTGACATCATTCGGAAGAATGTTCCGTTTTCAACTCAACAAATGCAGGGTCAACAACCGCAAGCACCGTATGGTGTCAATCCTCAACAATTTCAATCTGCTATGCCTTTGCAAGCAGGTGGCGTCGGAACCGCCGCTACAACTCCTAAACAGGCGCGTCAACTACTCGCTGTAAACAGAATCAATCAAGCGCAAGGTCGTCTTGAAGCAGGTGGAAATCGAGGTCGTGATATGGCCGCAACAGGTCAACGAATGCGCGGACTGGCTCAAGGTACAAAGAATATCGCGACAGAGAAAGTTGGTCCTGCACTTGGTGCAGCAAAGAATATAGCAGGTAAGGGTATGTCCGCAGCAAGTCGTGGCATAAAAGGTGCAGGTCGATTCTTGGCTGACAAATTCCCCGGCGCAAAACAACGTATGGGTAACTTCATGCAAGGTGCGCGCGACGTTGCTCAACACGGTTATCAAGGACTCAAAGAATACGCAGGTCAAGCAAAACAGAATTATGGAGACAGACAGAGACGTAATGTGCTTGAAGGTGAAAATACTCAATTAGTAGACCAACGACAGCGCGCTGCGCGTGAAACAGGTGGAAAAGGAATAGAATTTGACAGACAAAACCAATTACTTGACCAATCGCCATTGGCTCAAGGACAAGCCGCGAGAGATAAAGAATTGCGTGGTATTACTGGCGGTACAGACCCTGAAACAGGCGAAGAAGTAGCAGGGCGATTGAATGAGAACCAAGCAGGTCTTAGAGATAGAATCCGAGACTTAGGTAATCAACGTCGCGGAACACAGATGACTCCTGAACAATTGCAAGAAAAGCAAAAAGAGGAAGCAAAGGCTAACGAAGGGACTATTGAAGACCTCAACGCAGAGGTTGATGGAGCATCTCCTGAAGCGCAAGCCACCGCGAACACAGATGTAGCGCAGACAGAAACTCCTCTTGCACCCGCAATCAATCCTGAACCCGTTGCTCCGGAAGAACCGGGAGGTACATTTAATTTTGGAGGAGAAGAACCTGCTGCGGAAACGGGAGGTACATTTAATTTCGGAGGAGAAAAACCTGAAATGGACGCGCATGAAGAATTTGCAAGAAACCAATCCGAGAAAATTTTTCAACCGGGTGGTTCGCGAAGGAAGGGTTACAATAGACTTCTTGAAGGTGCGCAGAACAAGCCCGAATCTTATGAAGCGAATGCTAAGAATTTTGGGAACCGAGGTTTCTCTCAGCAAATAGCGTCGGCAGTAGCCGAATATCATGGTTTGTCACCTGCACAGGCTGACGCAACCGTTCAATCTGCACAACAAGGCAATCCCGATGCTCAAGAAAAGGTTGAAGAAGCAATGAGTGGAGACCAATCGAAAGTTCAGTTACCTGATACCGCAGGAAGTGGTGATGATGATGATGCTGCCCCTGCACCTCTTGTGACTTTCTCAAGCGATAAACACGCGGCATCGTGGGATTCACTCATGAAAGGAATGAACATACGGTGATGACTTTTGCAGTCAGAATCGTTATCTCTTGAAGCAATTGAAGAGATTGATTTTGAAGTAGCAAAGCGCGATTTTAAATTCTTCTTTGAAGAAATTCTCGGATTCCAACTTTCGCATCATCATGAAGAATGGTACAATAATCTTGAAGCGCGTAAACGATATTGCGTAAAAGCGGCGAGAGACCACGGTAAGTCAACATTGTTTCTTGGCTATATGTTGTGGAAGACAGCGTTCAATCCGAAGACGAAAGCCGTATTGATTTCGCACAGTCTACACCAATCTATACACCACATGAGGACACTCAACGATTTGATTGACAGCGTGCCGTTTCTTGCTAAAATGAAGAAGGCTGACTCTTGGTCAAAGACGTTCTTTGGGTTCGCTAATGGTTCTAACATTAGCGCGAAGTCAGTCGGTGGTGCTATTCGTGGTATACACCCTGACCTTATCTTATGCGATGACATTCTGTGGGGTACAACTGATACAGAACTTGCTCGCGTCGCATCTTGGTTTTACGAAGTTCTTGTACCTACACTTCACCACACATCTAAACTAATGATTGTCGGTACACCATTTACACCGACTGACCTTTACACGGAACTTGAGAGTCGCGATGGGTATCTTGTTGAAACATACCCCGCTATCAATGGGAAAGGAGAAGCACTTTGGCCTGAACGATGGGACTTAGAATCATTGGATGCGCGCAGGGCTGATATGCCAGCGATTGCATTCGCTCGTGAATATCTGTGTGAACCAATGGATGACGTGAGCAGTTTGTTCCCATCGACTGTACTTCAAACCGCTAAAGACAACACACTCAAACTCATAGACCGTGAAACAGGCGACCCCGATGACCAATACTTCATCGGTTGGGACCCTGCTATTTCGAGTGACCGAGCCGCTGATTATACCGTCATGGTCGTACTTCGTCGACCATCAACGAACCCTGAACTCCTTGAGTTAGTTCACGCAGTTCGTCGTAAGAACATGGACTTCCGTACACAAATCATGGAGATACAAAGACTCAACGCGAAGTTTAACCCTGACGTTATCGAACTTGAAGCGAACAACTTCCAACGTGTGTTCGCTACTGAACTACGCGCGGATACTGACCTTCCAATCAAGACATTCATCTCTACACGCCAACGACGTGAATCACTCCTCATGGGTTTAGTGTTGCGTTTTGAAAACGAACAGATGCGATTACCGTGGGGTGATGACCGTTCGCGAACAATGATGAGTGAATTAGAACGTGAACTTATGATGTTTGGAATGAGTAAAAAAGGAAGACTTGATAGCATAGGCAGACACGATGACTTTGCTATCGCTCTCGCTTTGGCTCATTGGGCTACAACGGAGTTTCGCGAACGAATTGTGGACTTAGATGAAATAATGGCGGGGTTGTTAGATTGAATTGGTGGCGCGTTTTGAAAAATACTCCTATCGGTGATGAAGGGCATGGTGGTCGTAAAGTACAATGCCCTAAATGCGAACGCTATTTCTATGGCGATAAGGGGTTACAGAACCATAATTGTCGTAAACCTATCAACTTCAATGCACCAATGACACCTGATGAAAACAGAGATATGTATCAGTTTTTATTTGGAAACCAACCTCAACCAAAGGGTGATGATAGTTGCCCTGCTTGTCAAGGGAAAGGTCAAATTGAAGGCGACCCCTGCCCTATTTGTCGAGGTGGTTGAAGTGTATCCGTTTGAAGAGTGGGGTTTTTGAAATGACTTGTGATTGCCAATTTTGTGTAGGTGGAGAAGCAGCCTTTGACTATCTTGAGAAGAAACTATGCCCCGCAGGTAAAGCAGCGGCTAAGAAAAAATTTGATGTATACCCAAGCGCGTATGCAAATGGGTGGGCAGTTCAATACTGTCAAGGAAAATTCAAAGGCAAAAAGAAAAAAGGAGGTAAGAAGAAATGAAAGACAAATGTTGTTGCGGCGCAACAAAGAAGACACCATGCGTTTGCATGATGAAGGACGAGATGAAGTGTTCTAAATCCTCACCTAAATGTCCTTGCTACGCTTTATTAGATAAACAAAATAATTCATTGAAAAAAATGGTGCGCGTAGTATGACTGTCGAGAAGAACTTGAACCGATGGTTCAAG